GGAAAATTATATCTTGAAACGGATGGAACATTTATTGAAGAAACAGACATAAAAAAAAATGTTGAAAAATATGCTGATAATGGTGGGTGGAAATTTAAATATACACAATTCCTAATACATCCACAACTTCTTATAGATCAAGAACTAAATGAGGCCTTTTATAAATGGATTAAAAATAAAATGAATGTAATGAATACATTATAATCAACAAAAAATATATGGAGAAGTTTTTTATTATTTTATCATTATATAAATTAAATGCGTTATAAAATAACAATTAAATATAGTAATAATCGGTAGTCCAATTATTACAATGGTATTTTTTAAGTTCATCATAATCTAGTTTTCGTAATTCATCAATAAAAGATAATTCATCATTACTTATCATTTTAGTAGACGGTAATTGATTACTAAATCCATAGTATATCTTATATTGATATAGATAATTACCTAGTTCTCTATATTTTTTACCATATCTTGTTAAATTTAATTTTAATTCTAATGGAATACAATCTTCTAATTCTACTATTCGTGTATTCCCGGAGTTATCTGTAAAAGTAATACTCATTACTATATACTATTGGTTAAAAATAATTTTATATCATTTTATTTTTACTTTTATCTTATGTAGTTTTAATTTATTCTTATGATTATGAAATATATAAAAATCCTTATTTTATCTAAATATAAAGTGTTTTAGAATAAACTAATAAAATATTAATATATGATGAATATAATACTAACATAATAAAATCAGTGAAGTGATTAAAAAAATTTCTATATTATATTATATACAAATGGCAGATAGGAACGACCCGCCCCAACAAATTAATCCACCTAGAATTTTGCTGACTCCATATGCGATGACAACAGCAGAACTCATACATGAACTTTCAACGGAATATCAACAAAATGTATCTACTTTAGAAAATATGACACAAGAAGAAATGTCTCGACTTCTTGAACAGCTAAGAGCTAGACGGTTTCCACCACCGCCTTTACCACCAGCACCGCCAGCCCCGCCAGCCCGTCCCAATCGTGATAATTTAAATCGTCGTTTTCCAATAGATATGTTACGAGTTGAACTTATAGATGAACTTTCAACTGTATACGGACAAGATAGGGAACAATTACGTAATTATACTCATCAACAACTTATAAATCAATTAGAACAATTTCGGGGATATAACGGTGGTAGAAAACGTAAATCAAGACAACGCAAATCAAAACAACGCAAATTGAATAAGCGCCATTCATTTCGTAATTAAAATAAATGTCTAAAATTTATGACTTTTATTTTATTATTATAATGAATATTAAAAAAATTGATATATAATAAAATAATGTATAGCAAGTATTATTTTATTATATGGACAACTCGCAACTTGTAAATTTATTAAAAAAAAAACCATATCCGGAATTACTATATGAACAAATAGAACTATTGTTACCTAATGTTGATAATAAAACTCGTTCAAAAATTATTTTAAATATATTTAAACAAATTCAGTTAGATTTTCCCTACGGACACTATTTTATAAATGATATAAATGCCAAAAAAAAACTAGAAATATTAAAAAAATATAAACCAATATGGAATCATGAAAAATATTATATTAATCCATCGGAATTATCTATAGATAAACAATTTCCATTATTTTACAATAAAAAATTTATGTTATTTATTCCAAATGATAAAGAATACTTTGAAATTGACAATCTAACGTGTGCTTTTACAGATGGATCAAGAATGACTGGATTTCGTTATATTCCAGGAATTATAACTAGATCACCCAAAGAAGGATGGTATCAATATGATGAGTATACATGCGATGCGATTTTAGACTGTTTAGATAAAAAAACGGACATTAACGCATTTAATCTACGTGAAGGACTATATGCGGCAAGTAAAGTTCGATATTGTCCTTATACGGAGTGTGCTCATGAAAGACTTACTTTTTTAAAATCAGTATTTGAGCAAATTTACAATGATATAATTCAATTAGAATTTCGTATTTTTGATCTATGTGCTGGTTGGGGTGATAGACTATTAGTTTCAATTGCGTTAAATGCGGAATATATAGGGGTAGAACCTAATAGTAATTCATATCCCGGATTTAATCGTATGATCGATTTACTAGGAAACTCGGAAAAACAAATGATTTTAGTAGACTCTTGTCCAAGTGTAAAATTACCTGACTATTGTATAGATGGGTATTTTTCAATATGTTTTCTATCACCTCCTGCTTATAATAGTGAATTTTATTCAAATGACACAGGACAAAGTATCAATATGTTTTCTGATTATAATGTGTGGTTAATAGAATTTCTATTTAAAACAATTGATTTAGCTTGGAAAAAACTGGCTCTAGGTGGAGTGCTAATAATACAATCATTATTAGCTGCTAAAATAAATACATACATAAATAATATGTGTAATGGAAGTATTTATTTTGGTGCTATAAGTGTTAAAACTGGTAAAAATAGAAATAAACCATTATGGATTTGGAAAAAAAATAGTTTATGTAAAAAAACAATTGATTATGAAATTATGAACAAGACCTTTGGAAAAGATATTGTAGATAAAATTCTTTAATCTATTTTGAAATAGTAAAAGTATGTAGCACGTTATTATTAACATCACGATAATCAGTAATTAAGTTATTTCCAATAATCGTATGTGTAGTATAACCAGTTATCGGTTTTCCCCAAATTTCTTGAATATTTTTATTTTTATTAGGCACTTTTAAATGTAAATCAGCATGTGGAACTACCATACTACCAGCCCCAGTTGTAATATATTTAGCATTACCGTTTATACTATAATGTTGGAGTGAATGAACATGTCCATTTAAATACAAATGCACATTCGGACTATCTAATAATGTTTGAAAATCTTCAGTATTAATCTCTTGAGCTGGATGATGTCCGAATATTATTATCCATTCATCCTTTGGTATTTTACTTAAGGCATCTTTTAACCATAATAATTGCGGTTTACATTCCTGAGATATTATATTTTGATGGAAAAAACATTCCCCCGGAATAGGACCACATGTTGGAAATTCAAAATTACAAGGATCCCATTTAGCACGATCATTTCCACGATAATCATTAACACATGGATTTGTATCCAGAGCAATTAAATTTATTGTAGCTTCATCATAAACTAATTTATGCCAATAATAACGGTCATCCATTATCCAATTTTGTATAACACTTGATAAATTTATCTGAGCTTCCGGTTTAAAACCATAATCATGATTACCTAAAGAATTATACCAGGGCAAATTAATGTGACCAAAAAGAGAAACATAGTCTTCCGTAATTTGTGGGTCATGTATATCTTGAATACCACAATAATAAAAATTATCTCCAGTATTAATAACAAATTTTGATAATGATGTATTTGATATATTATACATTGAAACTGCTACATTTTGAGCATTTTTTAGTTGATATCCACCAAGAGAAGCTCCACCCCAATCTCCAACACTAATAAAATTTAGATCAGCAGATACTCCAACAGCCAAAAATAATAGATAAATAAATATTTTAGTCATATTAATTAGTAATAATATTTATTTTTTTAAGTAAAAATATATGAAATAATTTAAGTCATATTGAGTTAATATATTTTTATTATATATAAATGACTGAATCAACCGATGTCAAATTTGATTTAACAAAAAGTTTATCATTACCAGAAGTAATTGTTTTATCAATGAATATGCATGGAGTTATTGAAGTTCCGGGGTTTCCTGATTTAGCCAGAGTATCAACACTCAAATCAAGACCGCCATATAGTGAATTATTAATACCTATAAATTATAATAGAATACCAGAAGAAATGACACTTATAAAAATGAATGCTACAGCTATAGGTGTACCGAATTATCAAAAGGTTGAAGAAGCAATACTATATAATCAAATTATAATGAATACATTAGAAAAATATCCACTCATTAAAGCGGGAACCGAAAAAGATATTTCGAACTGTTATAAATTTGTTAGAGAAACTGCGGCAATTATAAAAGATGAATATATAAAATATCATATAACGCATAGTGATGAAACCGCTAGAGTTAGTAAATCTGATCAACAAAAATATTTAGATGGACATCAAGAAGATATACATATAAGAGAGGCATTTATTCAACAATTATTATCACCATATAGTTATAAAACTAAAATTTATAATAGTGGCGATAGATATACCGATAAAGCATTTACGCGCGAAACAAAAGACAGTCGATTATTTGAAAATAAATTTACTAAAGATTTAGAATGTTCAATCTTAAATAAATATGGTCAAAAAGATTTAATAGGATTATTATCACCTCATCTAAAATTAACTGACGAAGCTCTAGTTGAGGATGAACACTATCTACATTTAAGTAATATAATTAATGTTTTAAAACATTATGGAGTAAAGACAATTTTATTCTTTGATTTTACTTGTTCTGTATTAGTTGATCAAAATACATTTTATATGTTCGGACATCATTATCCAGCACAACAAAATATATATACAATTGAAGATTTAGGTTCACATTTTTTGACTGAAAATCCTACACACTATCCCGGAGGTGGATTTAAACGAAATATTAGTAAAAAAAAACATACTCGTAGTAAAAAAATATCAAAACGGAAAAAAAATAAATCATAATAATATATAATTAAGTAGAATATATATATATATAATGAGTTTATACAATACCGATACTCTATTTTACTTAAATTTATTACAACCTTTAAAAACAAGAAGTGGTAATTTACCTATAAATTACATTCCTTTAATAAAAATGCGGCTATCTAGACAAATGATCATGAATGAATATAAACGGGTTTATAATATACAAGGTTTAAGTTGCTCGCCAATTTGGGAAGCGGATATTGATGCTGGAAAATATTATTATATTCATATTGATCCATACAATAATTCTGAAATGAACCTTCAATTACTATCTGAAGTAAGTCCCCTTATAACAAATCCAATTCATTTTGAACCAGATTGTTTTTATAATTATTTAATTACATCAATAACTGGTATTGATACAAAAACAAACAAAAGAGTTATTATTTCAAAACCTGAATTATGCGCAGCTAAGGTAATTAATATGTTTGAATTTGGAACAAAACATCAACAAATTTTGTTCAGAATGTTACATCGTGATAGAGAATTATTCAATGAATTATCAAAAACGTATAAAAAAATAGAGTATGTATTGTATGTTTCAGGTGAAATAAATTGTAAAACGGATAATACTATTTTTTTAAATTTTTTTTCAGGAACATATAAAATGAAAAAACATATTTCATTACGACGTTCTGTCTATGAAAAAGCATATATAGTATATTTATTTAATAGTATAGCACCTAATTATACAAATATACATTTTCAAAATAATTCGTTAATAAGTAGTAATGTTGTTTTTTTAACTAGAAAAGAATTATCACGTCTACGAAGACATAATATACCTATGTTTTTATTTAATACACAAAATGAATGTAATCAGATGCGAAGTCATGTAATTTGTTATAAAAAAAAGAATAAAGTTGAAACAATAACAGATGAAGAATTAAATAAACTATACAATAATATTATATTTTCAAATAAAAATTAAATGTAAAAAATGTAGATTGAACAATGCTTAAAACCGTTAAAAATTTGTTTACGTATAAATGTCAACATCTGTGTATATAATAGGGTTTTCTATGTAAATATTATTATTAAAAATTTCTATCTTACTATTTTTATTTATATTTTTATAATATATACTATTATTTTCAAAAATAATATTGATTATATCTTTTTTATAGTGATTTGTCACAATAAAATTAAAGTTTTCATATGATATTTCATATTTATTTAATCCTTTAACATAATCTTCAATTAATCCATGATAATTTAATCTACTTGTTTGTTCATCTATTATTAATTTATTTAATATATAATTATCATTTTTACATAGTATAGCTAAATTGATATTATTTGTTATATTAATTACATTTATATAATTAAAGGTATATAAAAAAGGCATTTATCAATATATTACATAAAATTCTATTTTCTTTATATATATATGTCAGACAAGTATACATTTCTTAATAATTTAATCTATTATGTCAAGAATGATATAATAAAGTAAATATTTACTGTAAATGTTCAATTAGATATTCAAACATATGGTCTTGACTAATATTTAATTCAGGAAAATTTTGTTGTATTTTATCAATACAACTTAGATCATTCACAAATCCACCAAGAAATAATAACAATAATAATTGAATAATTTGTATATTATTATCACATGATACACTATCTAATACTTTTTCTAATTCAACGTTATTTAAAATTGGATTACGCAAACATTGAATTACTAATTTATCATTATTATAGTTTTCACAATGGGGTCCAAACGCAAAATAATATTCATACTCATATCTATGTGTTTGACAAAATGGTTTGTGTATTTTAATAGGTATATCTGTATCAAATAAGTGAATTTTTTGATTAGATTCATAAACGAAACCTCCCGCGTATTTTTCATACGTTTGCTTAAAATCTACATTTATTGTATGTTTTTCAGGAATATATAGCAAATAATGCCCATTTTTATAATGGGCTTTAATTATATCTAAAACGACACTCTTAAGCATTAAATTTATTATTTATAATGCTTAAAAATCTGTATTTTCAATTTTTTTTACAAAAATATTATAAACTATAGTATTTATTTAGTCATTGTATTGAGTAGTGCTTAGGTCTAAAGGTTTAATTACAATATCTATATTATCCCATTTTCAATTATTTTTTTGCTAAACAAATTTATAATGAATAGATATTGTAATTATAAATTGACATGTAAGATTGCTTATATTGAAAAATTATACATTTATATTAGTTTAATACATGTTAAAACATTTTATTTTATTTACTATTATTTATCTATAGGCTACTTATTTTCTAGTTTGGCTTCTAACGCGTGAATGTCTGGCAGTTAATAAAGCACTGTTTGTTTTTTGTTTACTGATACGTTTTTTTGTTCTATTGTTTTTTCCACCCAATTGAAACTTAACTATATTAACATCTATTGCGCCATGTGTATTTAATCCAACCGTATTAGGATCAGTCTTAGTAAAAGTTAATTTACTTCCAGTTAAATTAGAACCAGATAAATCAGAACTTCTTAAATCAGCAGCCGTTAAATCTAAATTAGTTAAATCCAGATGTTGTAATTGCATGCCAGCCAAATTTACATTAGGTCCTAAAATATACCCATGTCTAAATACGTCTCCCGGTTGTAGTAACAAATTATTAGCTCGAATATTTGCGGCTTTTAATTCAATTCTACGTGAATTACTTAAATCAACACCTGTTAACGTAGAGTTACTAATATCAGCTTTTTCAAAATTAACATTTTGTAAAGTTGCGTTACTTAAATCAACACCATTTAAATTACCTTTAAAAAAATCAGTATTATTTAAAGTAGCATTTTGTAAGTAAGCATTTGTAAAATTAGCTACCCGACAAAGTGTATTTGTTAAATCAGCACCAGTTAAAACAGCATTAGTAAAATTTACTTTATAACATTCGGCACCTTGTAAATTTGCTCCAGTAAGAGAAACTCCAGTTAAATCAGATTCGGATAAAATAGCACCAGTTAAAGTAGCTCCAGTCAAATTAGCTCCAGTTAAATTTGTTCTTACTAAAACAGCACCCGTTAAATTAGCATTAGCAAAATTTCTACCGATTAGGTTATCTGAACTATCAAATCTAACTCCAGGTCCACATAAAAATGTATCATGTAAATTCCAATTTTGAGGTAAAAATGACGGCACTCCCAAAAGATTTCCAGTATGAATACTTTCCCAACCCTCGTATTGAATCATATCAGAACGTCTCTCTCTATTTAAATTTCTATTATGAATAGTTAACCACGAGTTATTTACCATTTTAGTATTACTTAAATTGGCATTAGATATATTAGCATTCAATAATCTGGCGTCAATTAAATTAGCATCAGTTAAATTAGCTCCAGTTAAATTAGCTCCAGTTAAATTGACATGACTTAAATTAGCACCAGTTAAATTAGCTCCAGTTAAATTAGCACCTGTTAATTTAGCACGACTTAAATTAGCACCAGTTAAAATAGCTCCAGTTAAATTAGCACCATTTAATTTAGCACGACTTAAATTAGCACGACTTAAATTAGCATTAGTGAAATTGACGTCCTGTAAGTCAAATTCAGTTAAATTTTCGCTGCTTAAATCGGCGCCGGTCAAATTTACACCAGGACCTACAATACAATTTTTAATAAATTTATATTCAATAGGCATATCAACAGGACTATTTTGTAAATTGCATGCGGAAATATTACGTAAATTCGCATCTTTTAAATTAACATATACTAATGTAGCACCAGATAAATTAGCACCAGATAAATTTGCGCCAGTTAAATTAATATTATTTAAGGTCTCGTTTGATAAATTAGCATTTTGTAAATTTACGTATTTACCTAGTATATATCCTTTTACTAATTTATAAGATACTGGTAATTTTGGTCTACCTATTATCCCACCAGATTTAACATTATCTAATCTACAATTTTCTAGATTAGTATATTCTAAAGTAGCACCCGATAAATCAGCATTACTAAAATCAGAATAATAAAAAATAGTATTGGATAAATCTATATTCCTTAAATCGGCATCTTTTAAATCGGCATCAATTATTTTAATATTTGGACCTAATATAGAATTATTTTTTAATACATAACCCGGGGGTAATATTGGAGTTCCCAGAATTTTACTCCAAGCAGGCTGTAATAATACACGTGTATTTGTTAAATCAACACCAGTTAAATCAGCACCTCCAAAATCAGCATTAAATATTATAGTATTATCTAAAATAGCCCCAGTTAAATCAGCTCCAGTTAAATTAGTATTCTGCATATTAGCTCTAGTTAAAATAGCACCTCTTAAATTAGCACGGCTTAAATCGGCTCCAATTAATTCAGCCTTTGTTAAATCAGCACCTTGTAAATTAACGCCTATTAATATTTGTTTAGATAACTTAGCATTTTGTAAATTTACACCAGGTCCTATATTATAACCATTAACAATCGGTTTTCCTCCACGGAATGACATACGCTTGCTGTTGATTTTTTTTTTTATTCCAATTTTTTTAGATTTCATTATATAAATATAATAATATTTTTATTTATAGACTTTTTTTAACTATCAATAATAGTTCCTTTTATTTGGATTGTAAAATGAATTTATTATTCAATAATATTTTTATCGATGTATAAATCACAATCTAATAGTTATGTAGATTTATATAATAAACGCAATCCATATTTAATTAATTTTTAAAATTATCGCAAATACTTCCAGATATTATATGTGATATAGGATGACCCAATATATTATTAAATTGGCTACATAAAGAATTAATATTTGTATTATATTGAATATTAAAATCCTTTAGGATTTCTAAAAAATCTATAATATATTTATTTACTATTTTGCTTGTATCTCTTAATAAATCTTCAACAAATGTATAATTATCTAAAAATAATTTTGAATTAAAATTTTGAATAGATAAATCCCCTAAATTTATAAAACTAGTTGAAATATTATATAAGTCAGTTGAACTTGATGTATGAATAAATTGTTCAATCATTTGGTCTAATTCATATGTTACTGTGCCATTTTGTATTATATGATATAACCAAATATTGACATAACATGTAATAATCATATTTAAATGATCTATTCTATTTGTCATAGAAAATATATTATCATATTTCTTTTTAAAACTATCTATTCTTATTTTAAATTGTTGTTGGATTTCTAATGAACTGAAATTGGGATATATTTGATCAATATAATTTTCTAAAAGTAATATTAAATGTTCCTCATATATTTTTAATACTAAATAAACACATCCTAATTCTTTAATAAGTGGACATTCTAATAATTGATTTACATATTCATGAATAGATGTTTCGGGTATTATAATATTTATAACATCTTTACTATATTTTAATATAGAATAAATAAATCCTGAACCAAACTGAAATTTTTTACTATTAAAATCATTACAATTATATAAATGTCCATTATCATGTAAATCTCGAGGTTTAAAAGATCTTTCATCGCTTTCTGATATATATAAATTATTGGTTAAAGCTACAATTATAGGTTGTGTTTGAATTTTGTTTATTTTTTCAATTATTATATTAAATATCATATATTCAGACAACGACTGTTGAACAATAAATAATTCAAAATTATTGATAAAAAAGACAGGCATTTTTTCTGGATAATCAATCCCTAAATGAATTATAAATGGAATATTATTAAACTGTCCTAATATTTGTAATTTTTCAGTATCTAAAATTGATATAGAACCAGGATTTTCATGTAAAAATCTTTCTATTTCTCTATATATATTATCAAATTGATTTTGAATTTTGTTTATTTTTTTAATTATTGTAGGAAATATTAATATTTGAGGCGACCAATCTGTAATGATGAATACATTATCATTTAAAAAAATTCTCGGTGGTTCAAAAGGATATTTAGTATTAATATGAATTGAAAAAACAATATTATTATACTTTCCTAATACTTGTAATTTCTCATTATCATAATTTGCTTCAGAACCAGGATTTTCAGATAAAAACCTTTTTATTTCGTTTTTAATGCGTATATTACTCATCTAATATATTGTATATATTTATATTAATTTTCATTACATATATTTTTGAAAATTTTTATACTTATACTTTTTATTAGAAATAATATGATAAAATTAAAATAATATATTGAAATATTTATAGTGTCATATATATTTTCATTAAAAAAAACAAATAGTTATAAAATTTATATTGTAAAAGAATTGTAGGAGTTAATATTTTATTTTACGTCTTGATCGTTTTTTGCCACCTGCTAAAAAGTTAAGACCCTTAAATGCTCGATTTTTTTCTTCAGGGGCCATACTATCAAGCTCGTGTGTATCTATTAATTTATTACAAATTGAACATTTAGGCGTGTTTGCTAATCTAAATGATAAACAGCTATAATGAAAATAATGTTGATCAGCCGCAATTACCCAGCCTTGATTATTATCATTTGTTCCAAAAGACCGTGAAACAAGTTTACCCCCACACATACAGCACTGTTCATCTTTTAATTCGGCTGGCAATCTACTTTCATGGTCATATATTATCGTATTATGTTTTTGTGTTAATAATGATGTCAATATACGAAATTGGGTAACCGTATTAGCTAATATAAAAGCTTCATTATGTAAATATGAATTTTCAAATAAAAAATCTATATCATCTGAAACATTACGTTTTAAAATTCTTGATAATTGTTTTTTAAATATAGATGAAAAAGTAACACTTAAATTATATTGCTCTTCTAAAAATTGAAGACGTTGGGTTGGCTCTATTGAAGCATAAGCTCTTAATTTAAAATCATCATCTAAAGGAATTTTTGGCATAATCATACTCACAAAGTCGCATATTTCTTTATCTAAAGTAGGCAAAATTGTTTGAATTTGGTCAGAACTGATATTCATTATATATATAATAAATATTTTTTATATAAGTTAAATCATATTAATACATCCAGGAGGTTACCTACATTTACTAATTAGTTTTATTATATATTTTCATGGACACGTTTATGCGAAGATATGTCGCAATTGTTATATAGATTGAGTTCAATTAAACACATATATAAATCAAAATGCCGGGATTACTTTTAGTAGATGTTACGTAAAATAAAGGAAATGTCTTAAAAACAGATTTAGTATATAATATTAGTAAGTAATATGTATTTTTAGTAAATTTTGTGTATACAAGATATATGGGGAACAGTTGTGTTCAAAATACAATAATAGAAAAAAATAATATAAACGATAGATATGTCGTTAATAAAAAAAATATTCATATTTGGCCAGAATTACAAAATCAAAATATTCACTTAGTTCTACCTATTTTATTTAGAAAAGGCTATGATGTATATATTACGGAACATGATGATTTTAATTGTAAACAAATTCGTTACAATAGAATTGTATTATATATCGAAAATGGATTAGTTAAAAATATTCCAAGGAATGGTTAAAATAGTAAATATATATAAAACTAAATTGAATGAAAATCTAGATGTCATTACACAGAAACGTGTAATAAAAGTTTATAAATATAAATATAAAAAATTGATATAAATTTTCATATATAAAATTAAATAAAATATTTGTAAAATGGGTCAAATGACAGATGCTGCTATAGGCGTTAGTGTAAGTGTTCCCTTGAATTATAGTAATATAGATTTAATTATGAAACTAATGGAAATTAATAATATTACACTACTGATTTCTGGTTTATTTACTGAAACAGATGAAGTGATTAATGTTGATTTTGATGATACATTTGATTTAGATAAACTAGATGAGTTAGTAAAATTAAAAGATCAGGATGAATTTAATAGTAAATTAAATGAATTAGATATAAAAGAAGGACTAATATTTAATTTCATGCATATATGTGCTGGAATATATGCTCGAAATCTACGTTTTAGGGAGCATAGTTATGTTTTTCAAAATGATGAACATGATACTACTCCAGAAAATTTAATCAAAAATATTCAAAAAGGAGTTGATAAATTTAGAGAAGCAGGTATTGAAGAAGATTTAATAAAAATTGGTAATACAATGCTCGATGGTTAAATTATTAGCACAATAAGAATTTTACAATCATTTTTTATTTATGATTGTAAAAAATATATAAAATAATATTGAATTAAACCAGTAAATAAAAACTTATTAGTAATATATGGATCTTCGTCTAAAACAAATTACTAAAGATATTGCTAATTTTTTAGCGAAATATCAAAATACTGAAGCAACTTTTGATGAACTAAGTAATAGTGTATCAGGAAAATACAATAATGTACCTTTTCAACTAAGTTTAACTGACTTTTTTCCAAATGAAAGTCCAATATTTTTTATAAATGGATTTCAATGTACAAATGAAATAAATTGGGATCCTCAAATGAACCCACTAGATTTTATAGTAGATAAAATAAATGAAATTGGACAACATTCGATATCTATTCCGGAAACTCGTGGTTTTTATATTTTGTCTGATGAACGTAAATTTTCTGGTGAAGATCTACACCAAAATGGTCATTTATATAATTGTAATGATTTTGATAGTAAAAAATATCAATTTGGGTCAGGATTTATATATTCTTTAATAAATGTTTTTAAAAAGCATGTAAAATTACATATTACAGAAAAAAATATACATGAATATATAGATATATTATTAGATGCTCCTCTTATTAAAGAATTAAGCTGTGTATATCTCGTTTTAAAAATATACGAAGAAAAATTAATATATCCAATAAATCATACTGTAGAAACCCTTATGAACTATATAAAATCATCTGATATTAAAAAACAATTTCATGACAGAATATCTGATTTTAAAAAAGATTATAGCGATATCTTTTCACTTTCCGATAGAGATGATTTATTAAATATGATATTAACGATATATATAAATATTTGGTTATATAGTAAAATAATAAATGGTGTTAAACCAAATAATTTAGATGATATTATTCAACAATATATGGCGATTGACAATATGACAGCTTTATATACTATATCACAATCATATTTAGGTGATAAATCAATATCTAAATTTAATTCTCAATTATTTTTAGATAATTATGGATTTGTTGAGCGTATCTTAAGAGATAATTCTGTCAGGATTAAAAATTATTGGGATGATTGGAATCATATTTTTACAGAATTTACAGAAATGATAGATATAGATGGTAAAAAAATAGGAGATGTTTAATTATAGAACATCACTTTTAAAAAATAAAAAAAAATGTATATTTATTGAGTTTAATTAGTCTTGAAACCGATAAAAGAAGTATATGTATTGATTTTTCAAAAATTTTAGGCAAACCTATTTCAACTATAATCGAGGGTAGTATATGCAATTATGTAACTTTTTAATATTTCTTATCTATATTAAAATATTTGCGTGTGTATATATCAAAATTTAGATAATTACTAACAATTAAAGCGGCCATTGATATATTTATCATAGTAATAAGTATTTGTATATATTTATTACTTAAATAAAAAAATTACCGGGGGTAAAATGTTGGTCTATTTGAAAATTGAATTATATTTGAAACGGGTTGTGAACTATTTTCATTTTCACTCGTTTGATTATTAGGTATAAAAACTTTAATTAAATGTTTAGTTGTAGATACAGTTGATATCATTATAATATAATACAATATAATATAATTTAATGTCGTTATTAAATGTTTTGGAAAATTCTACTGGAACAAATGTAAGCTTATCAACTCTATTAAGAAGTTCATATATATTATTACAATCTAAGAAAAAAAAAACCCTAGATTCAACTGAGTTACGAATTTCTATATCAATATTATTTACAGGAGAACGGAAAAATAAGGCTTCAGGGTTTGGTAATCAAAACATAATGTATAATTGTTTAAATAAAATAGATCAAAACTTAAAAAAAAGATTTTTAAGTATTATTTCTAATTTTGGAATATTCAAGTGTTCTAATAGATCAGTATTATACATAACAGCTATATATAATTTAGATAATGATATTATTTACAATGATATAATATTTTATAATACAATATCAATTAATAGATTTTTATACAATATTGTAGAACTATTTTATTATTTAAAAGATAAAAAAATAGATATTAAGCATTATAAATTATTATTAAATATAATATCCGATGGAAATTCAATTGAAATAATATGGGATGTTGAAAAAACAATTGATAATATACATGATAAGATTAAAAAAAAATACTATGTTCATTTAGAACTGACTGACAAATTATTACAAATTATAATATAAAATCCTAAAAAATAAAATTGTTTTATTATAATATAATAAATGTTTAAAATTAATAAGAGAATTTCAAAAAAAAATACAAACCGAAAATTAAGAAAAAGATCTAGATCTAGATCAAAATTAATAATAAAAGGTGGTTCTGAGAGAATTAATATAACTGTTAGGGCAATTGACGACGATACAGCTATATTTCAAACAACGATAAACCCAATGGATACAATCAAATCTCTTAAAAAAGAAATTTTGGAATGGTTTGATGTTCGGTTAGAAAATCAAGAGATTACATATAATGGGATAATACAGCCAGAAGATAGGATAATGGGTGAAATACCTATTGAAAATAATTCAACTGTTTATATACAAGATATTACTTTGCGTCGATAAAATACTTAGATTTGATAAAACGATAAACCATAAAGAACGTATTAAAATATTTTACACCTCCAATAAATTTCCTAGATATTTATTAAAATTGTTTATTATTTACTGATTTATATGAAAAAAATACACAATATTTATCATACAGATAGAGATAAAGAAACACATTTTGGTTTGTTTAGATGTTTGTGTAAAAAATCAGCAGGTTAGATATAATACAAACAGATATTGAAAATAATTAGGTTATAGATATTACAATTCATTTTTAAATTCCATTTATCATATCATCTTCACTCTCACTTTCACTGGGAGGTAATTCATATTTATTTTGTTGTTCCATATCATCATTATCATTATCACCCGATCGTTGTTCGTCAATGAATTCAATATTATTATTTTTGTCAAGTGAACTATCATTAATTTTTATACATGACTGAATTTCACCGGCTTTAATTAATTTCCGACTTTCCTCTGGATTATATCGCCAGACAATATCTGCTTTATCTTTTTCAAAATCACGTAATCCAATAAGCACTATATCTTCTTTATTAACCCATTGATGTAGACTTCCAGCAATTCTACAAAGATATTCCTTACCATCAGATAAACATAACGCAACAGCGCGTTTATCGCCCTTAAGACATTTTATTTGAGCATATTCAGTTTCTCCAAGTTTTTTAAATACTAATTCACGTTTTCCATTTTGATTATTTTTACGACGCATATGGGTTGCTCCTTTTACACCACCTAAAATTGGTAAATGTAATGATATAGTTTGGTTAGGCTGAATGCTATTAATTAAACTATTGTTATTATCTAGTGGTTTATTTGAAAGATATAGTCTCTGTGTATTGATTGGAATACCTTCTCTTTTAAATATTTCATATTTAATATTTGATACACAGTTACATAAACTAGTATTTAATACTAGAGTTTTATTAGGCAATTTTACGAAGAATTGAGACATATTTAATTTAATATATAGTGTATATATTTTTTATATATCAATTTTTTTGTTAATTTCCATCTTTTATTTTATTAGTTCTAAAAAAAAATAAAAAAAATTTGATTGTTGAACCTATGATGGTTATAAAGTTAGTGTTTTCAAGAGGTTTGAAGAAAGATGGCAACAAGAGTGTTTTTTTACAATTTACCAGATGGAAAATCTCACAAATGGAATGTGAGGTTAAATACGTTAGGTGATCCACCTCAATTACTAAAGGATTACTATCAAAATGAAGATTTGGAAGCTGCTAACCCTGGAAAACTTGGACATCGTTTTCTTACAAAAGCATTAAAACGGCATTTCGCATTTACATCTAGCTCACTTATGTCATCTCAGAAAATAATTCAACAGGAAATTCGTATGTTTGATCCATCTTACAAGATTACTGAGATACAATGTTCATCACGAAAAGACGTGCATGACATTTCGGGTCAAACTCATTTAACCTCACTGAACTCCTTTTCCCAAAAACATTTTTTGGCTTCTCAGTCTGGTATGGCCGGACTTTTGATTACACGGTTTTTGGGTGTAAGAAAATTTGGTTTATTACAACTAAAGCTGAACAAGAAACAAACTGACCTATTTGCCAAGTATTCCCATTCAACATTTTCAACGGAGGTTTTAATTGGAAATCGATATTTCTACGGTTTGCCGCAAATTATCAACAAAGATTACATGACAGACCCAATAGTAGTGGGGTCCAAAAAAATAGGTTGTCATGAAATATTATCAGACGCAGATTTGACACCAGAAAAAATCAATGAAACTGAAACAATGCTTTATGAATTATATTTGAAACACATTGATAGTTTAATAGCGGATATAAACCAATTTAAGCTTGGAAAACTTTCAATTGGTAAAATTCGCAATAATTCCAATTATGTAAAACTTCTGCAGACTTTTTGGCATTATGCTAATCAACTGATGAAAATCCAATCAAAAATAATAGGAAATTGTGATTGTTCTGTGGCCAAACGTATAATTGCTGTGACAAATATTTGTGTAATTTCGGTGAAAGTGCCAAAATTGTTTTTGTATGATGTTGCCCACATCATGGATAATACATCACAAAGTTATGCTAAATTGTTGAAAACAACAAAACAAACACTTATTCGATTGGCCAATGATGGACTAACTTCTGCCTTTCTTTCATTTGCGGCTATTGAACCCAACCTGGTATTAGATGATTTGGCTCCAGTGCTTGAAACCAGCTTGGTTGGTTTTACATTAAAATGCGATGCCAATCATATTCCGTCAAGACATAATTTACTTGGATCATTGCGTATTAAGTATAATTCGCATATTCCTACATGGAAAAACCTCACGTATCCAATTTTGTATCGGTATCGAGATAGATATAATCCAATGTACTATCCGATACAACTTCAATTGGAAGATCTTCGGACCGGTCAACCTGAAAATAAGAAAAAGTACCTTATTAATAAAAAAAGGTAGAATTGTTTTAGCAATTTGTAAGTTAATCTATTATTACTTTTGTAGTTGATCTTGGATAAATTAACCAATTGTTATTTATATTTGTATTCATATTTTGTTTTATATCAGTAAATAATTCTGGATGGGTCCATTCATTTTTTTCTTGACGGATTGGAAAATACCGAACACCTCCAGCTAATGGGTAATTATAATAAATTAAAATGCCATGTTCGTATTGATTTATTTGTTTATGAAATTCTCTTATAATTCTTTTAGGAACAATTCTATGTTCAGCCCATTCTCTATGACGCTCACTTACTTCATGATTTTTCCAATGTTTGCTTTTACCAATATATCCGCATACACATTTCCAAGTAGAATTATCTGATCCATAACTCCAATGACCGATTGAATGTCTAGCAATAAATGGACATATTTCAGGATTTGTATTAGATATTATTTCTTGATTTGATTCAGCCATTATTTTAGTTGATAATCTATTAAGTCTATTTTGTTCTTCATTTGATAAATGTATCCAATTTTCTGGTTGTAAATTTTCATACTCAGTAATATATTTAATTACTCTATACCAAGCTCTATACCTATCGGTTCCAAGTATTGAAATTGCTTCATTCATATTTATACTATTTGAAATCGTTGTATTAGTGTATGACGATGGTAGTCCATTATGTATAATATTTTGGTTTGACACATCTTGATAGAGAGAACCAAGTGCATTCATAGCATCAAGATATTCACCTTCATTTATTTTATCCATATTTTCTTCAATAATCCTCATTAATGTCGCTAAATGAGGATTAACTGTCATAATATTCTTATAATAATTTACATTATTCAATGTGTGTAAATAATCCGTATTCAATTTTTTGTTAAAAGTCATAAACCTACATATAACAAAAAAATTGAAATCATATACAAATAAAATAATATTATTATATATGATGTCTAAAACTATTATTCTTTTTAGTGGTTCGGCCGGTTCGGGCAAAGATACGAGTTATAGTATTATAAAGAAATATATTGAAAATAAAAATAATTCGATTATTCTAAGTCACTGGTCATTTGGGAGAGCACTAAAAGAAATTACTGTTGATTTATGTAGTTTATTTATAAATCAACATTATGATGTAGAACTAATGGATAATTATGGTTATAAAGAAGAAGTTCGTCCAGACCATACTATATATTCAACAAGTAATAATCCGGAACCATTGGTTATTAGAAAGTTATTACAAATTATTGGAACTGATATTTTAAGAAAACAATTAGGAGATGATATTTTTGCTAAAACGCTATTAAAGAAAATTGAAAATCAATTTAGTATGAATAATGGAGAACAAATAGCATTTATTACTGATTTAAGATTTGAAAATGAGCAATTATTTGTTAAAGATTACTGTAAACAAAATGGATATAGATGTATTACAATTTATATACGCAGAACAGTTAATTTATCAGATACACATTTACATTCAAGTGAAAAACAATATGATAGATTAGAAAAAGATATAATTATTGAAAATTGTGGTTCTTTATTGGATTTAGAATTAGAAATTAATAATATTGTCTCCAATTCATTTTAAAACTCCGTACATTTAAAAACACCGACTTAATTTTTTATATAAATAACTCGTGTCGTAAAAAAATATAAACCAAAACTATAGTAATAAAATAATTCTTAACTATATTTAAAAATTATTTTTTGTACATTTTTATCTAAAAAAGGAATTACAAATTTCAATGTAATATTGATGTGCCATGTAGAATTTATAATAATTATTTTTTTCAAATTTTTACTATATTTAATATTTATAAGTAAAGCTAAATTTTTAGCCAATTGTATATTTGTAGCGTGTTTTATTGAAAATCCTTGACTATCAAATATCCATATCCATGGTTTATTGCCGTTATCATTAAGCATACCATCATAATGTTCTAAAATACCATCGTTATCATTATAATATATAGCTTTAGAAGGACAACTATAGAATATTGATACCCCATTACGTGTTTCTTTTAATTTTTGAAAACTGTGACTTCCTGGTTCATTTAAACATTTAATGCAAATATATGACATTTATATAAACTATATATAAAAAATTTAAGTATAATTAACAAACAAACAAAATTTAAATTATGTAACCGCATAGATATAATATCATAATATTAGTAGATAACAAAGTTTCCAGTGTATTTAATATGTTGTTGTTGATTTTGTTTAAGCCAATTGAAAACAAGGTCTTCTAAAATGCCCGTGCTATTATTACCCGTTAACAATATATCAGCAACATCTTTTTTATGATGTGATTTAGAATGATTACCTCGACCTGTAATTATATTCATTGGATACTTATATAAATTCCGATTTTGTTTTTGATATTCTAACCAAAATAATGTGTTTTCTTTAGTCATACCGTGTAAATCTATCTTAGAACCAATATTATTATTAGTTATCCATTGTTCGGCGAAATGAATAGCTCTATTTATTATTTTAATATCACCCGATACTTCCTTTTTCCCCAAGAATACATTTTCATAAATAGTATATATATCTTTAGATATACTTAATTTACATAGGTGATTAATATTATTTGTTGGTAATTGAGGTAATATAGTTAATGGATTACCACCATATTTTTTTGTTAGATCGGACCAAGTCATATATTAAATTATATATTCTATATTTTTTTTAAATTATAAAGTATGGTATATTTTACAGAGATTATTGTGTATTTAATTCTAATATATCTATTGCGTGTTGTAATCTGTCATCGTAGTTTGGTGAATCGATTATATAATATTTCATATTGTATTTTGTTAATTCAGTGATAAATCGGTCATACATCCAATTACGAATATGTTCTCCATCTCTATATCCATCTTGAACAAAAGGCACATTGGGTTTAGTTAATATGTAAATTTTATTTTCATTATGAAGATAATCGGCATTTTTATAAATATCATACATTTCACTATAATATTTATCTAAATACCGCTCACACCAAATAGTTAACGCAAATGAATCATTATCACAAATAAGAAGTTTATCACATTTTTTTGATAATTCGTATTCTTCTTTATTTTGTCGATGTGCCATATTAATAAAATCATCTAATGTAAAATTAAAATTTATTTCAGGACTACTAGTTTCTTGTAATTTTTCTACAGCAGCAACACGGCAATATTCCTTCACACATAGTGTATTGTATTTTTCTGATAATATTTTACATAAAGTTGTTTTACCACTTGATTCAGGACCTACAAATATAAATTTTTTTGGTATCATTTATATATTATGAATATACATACATATATTAGATAAATTAAATTTATATCATTTATATGATACCGCGTTTCATAATTGTAATATGAAATTATACAAATATAATTCATGATTATTTTCTATAAGGAATTTATCAAAATCTAATGTGACATTTGTTCAAGATGGTGAACATATACAAGAATGGATATTTGAAATATGTAAGAGTGAATTATATAGTAAAACGCCACATTATGAAATGAAGTATAAAAAATGGTTATATATTATTAGTAAATATGTGGATAGATAGTAATTATAAGTTTAAATAATAAAAATTGAAAAAAAATATATAATTAATCGGTTTAATAAAAATATATAGAAAATGAGTATTATTTCCCGAACAAATTTTAGAAATAGAAAAGAAAGTATTTTTGAACCACGTCCATACAACTATAAAAAAAAAATAATAGATAGGAATAGTAATTGTATTATTCAACATGAAAAAAAAAATACGTATGATCTTTTTAAAATCTATTTGTTAAATATAATTAAAAATATTTGTATTATATTTTCTCTGGTTCAAATATTTATAGCTGGATTAAATATAATTAGTAATAATGCTTATTCAAATTATAAAAATCTATCTAATTTTGTGGCGTTTATTTATGGTTCATATATTTCTGTATTACATTTTCTGGAAAATTATTTCTATTAACGTCTCTTATTACTTTATATATATATCCTATTTTATTTATTTCATAAGTAAAAGCTGAAACTAATATATTTTGAGTTATACTATTAACACAATATGTAAATTTTGTGCTATAATGAATTTTATTTAAAATGAAATTATATTCCTTTAGTAAATTATTTTCATATTTTACTTCTTCTTGCCATATACCATTTCCTGAATATATATCATATTTTCCATCTTCTATATATGATTTATAAAATGAATAATGAATTTGTGGAACACCTGGATATATTTTGAAACAGTCATATTTTGAATTAGTTCCTTTAATATAATAACCGAACACTGCTTCTATACTTTTGAAAAAATGAATTCCACCTCCGCAAATATCATCTATATTGTTATTAAAATGATCTGGATAAACAAATTGTCCTTTACTATATTCTAATGTGTATTCTATTAATCCATCGGGTTTAAAAATGGAATATGCTTTTCCACTTTCTAAGATAGTGTGTCCTTTAAAATCAGTAATATCTTCTACAAAAACACAATCAGCTCGGTATTTAACAAAGTTATCATTACTATTTTTTTGTAATTTTCGATTTAATGTTGTTTTTGTTTCATTTGTGATTATTAAAACTGCTACTGCTGGAACAAGTTCATGTACGCTATTGACTAGATTTACAAGTTTATATACGCGAATGAATGTAGCATTTTCATTTAGATTTTTAAGTATTTTAGATTTAGAACGTGTTAAGACTGGCATAGTTTACCTAAATAATTTAGATTATTACATCATTCAATTTTTTTGTTATTTACCAGATGTAACTATATAAAATAGATAAATATTTATAGCACTATCTTTTTATAAAAATGTATAAATAAAATATTTATATAATATATATAAAAACAATGAATTCGTCAAATCGTAATTCAAAAAATCAAAGAATTCGCCAATATAATTCACGCAGAAATTACTTGGGAGGTCAACCCGTTTGTCCTGAAAATCAACGAGTATTCAATAATGTATGCGTTGAAACATGTCCCCCTGGAACGTATGAAGAACCTGATAAATTACCTTTAGAGTGTTCAAGTGATACTTGGATTAACAGAACTGCTACTAAGGCGCGTGTTTCTACTAAAAAAGCAGCAAGAGCTACTGTAGCTGCTGCCAAAACAGTTGCTGCAAAAACTTCAAGTGCTGTCAAGAGTGCTGCTACGGCAACGGCTGATTTTGCTAAACGCCAAAAAAATGCTGCTGCCAGAAAAATGTATGAAAGTTGTAAGGCGTATGTTACTAATTTTGAAGCAGCTTTGTTAAAAGGACAAGATGTTACTCAAATAGCTCCTCCCAATCCAGACCAAATTGAAGCTGAAGCTGAACAAATGGTTGCTAATGCTGAAGCTGAACAAATGGTTGCTTCTAACAATGAACCCGAAACTGTTGCTCAATTCAGAAGGTCAAGAAAACAAAACCGTAGATATTAAATTATAATATTTTTTTTATTATAATATAGTATATGAATAATACTGCTCCTTATTTATTTGGAAAATTATGTGAAATGAGAAAAGAACAAAAGCGACAAAAACAAAAATATAATTATCACACAAGAGATGAATTAATTCATATGGCACAATTGATTAATTTTGAAATTACTTCTCAGACATCAAACCAAGATATTTGCGAGGCTGTTCGTGAAATTGCTATTCAAAACAATTTAAACACATATGAAGAATTTGAGAATTACGTTTTAAATTTAGAACTACTAAAGTATCCATCATTTGATGATTTTTTAATGTTTCAACCAGGTTTACATTCTATAAACTATTATTTTAACGGTATTAATAATATAAATCATTTTAGTCAAACTGTTCATAGATTAGGTATTGCTTCAGACAATGGGTTTTTACATCGATTAACCTATAATAATAATGGCAGAACATTACCAGTTATATTAAAAAGTAATATTCGCCCTATGAATGATAATTTATATCATGAATATGTAGCTGGTCAATGTATAAATGAATTTTCAAAATATTTTCCTTTTTTTCCGAGAACATATGCGTTAGGCATGTATAATAATGAGAATACATGGAGAATGTTTAATGAACATTATGGAACTTTCGGTTTACTTTCACCATTATCTAATTATTTAAATTATTTAAATCCATTAGATCAAGAGCAAAACCTTAGAATTAGTTGTTCAGGAGCAAAACATATAAATATATATTTACAATTTATTAATATAAAATGTAATTTAAGACAATATTTTAACAATCTAAAATTGTATGGTAGGCCACAAATTAATCGATTATATCAAACACGTCTTACTTATAATATATTAATGATATATCTTGTATATAAAACACTTAGTAAATTAGGTAATTATTTTACACATTACGATTTACATAATGATAATGTAGTAATTTATGATATTCCAGAGCAAAAATATATTGAATTAGAAATAAAAACGGACGCAGGTATAATACAATTACGGACGAATTGTATACCTATTATGATTGATTTCGGACGTAGTTATTTTAATTGTGAGAATTTAAAAACAGGGACATTAAGTAGTCCAAATTTAATGAGAAATGTATGTAATTATGATAATCGTAATCCAATTATAGCAAATAGAGTTTGTCCTTATTATTGTGGTGATGAAAAGGGATATGGTTTTTTTGGTAATTTAAATCCAGATGGAACAATTGGACCTACCGATGTAAATTCATATTGGATTAATCGGGGTATGGGAAATATATCACATGATTTGCGTTTAATTAGTGACCTTAAACATAATATGAGTTTAAGTAGACTTGATATGTCTATTTCTTATATAAATCAGTTTAATGAGTTACTTAATAGTATACATTATAGAGATTATCATGAGTTTGGTATGCCTGAAACTAGGAATACAGTCCCTCCGATGAACCCAATTAATAATATTCATGACGTAGCTAACTATTTAGAAACTATTATATTTTTACCTGAATTTAAAACAGATCTATATCATGAATTATCTTTAACTAATCCAAATAGTTATGGAACTTTATATCTTGATTTTTCAACTAATAGTATTGATAAGTTTAGATTTGTAAAACATTAAACGTAATAATATGATAAATATATTTTTTTCTATTAATCATTACATCATCTTGGATTATTACGTTTAATGTTTTTATGTATTCATTTGTTCTATTAAAGTTGCTTTATTACTATTTTCATACTTTATCTATTTGTGTTTTTTGCTAATATTCTTTTGTCTACTAATTTTACTTTTATTATTCTTTTGTCTACTAATTTTATTTTTTTGTATCTTTGATTTTGATTTTTTGTTTTTTCTACCACCTGCTAGTTTTAATGTAAATTTACTTAGCACTTTATCAATCATTTTGCTTATCAATGTATACTGGTAATTCTTGCTAAAATCTTGTCCAGATGTCATACCTTTAGTTAAAATTTCAGTCGTTTCGCCTAATGTACTTAGTAAAGAATTATATAAGTCTCTAGGCACATAATTTGATAATACAACATTTAATAAATAGTGTAGAAAAGTTTGTGGTGGAGTGTTGACATGTTTATTATGTGCTACTACATAATTTACCCATTCCGTTTGGAATCTATCATGAATTTTAAATTTATGGTATAAAATTCGGTGTAATAAAAATTTAATTTCTGGTAAAAATAATTCAATTAATGGTGTTTTTGGGTAAATGTCTTGTTGTAAATTTAAATATAATATTTTTTCTTCATTATCGTCTTTTGTAAATAGACATTTAAATTGTTGTAATATATTTTTTTTATTATAATTATTACTTTCATTAAATCGCGATATAAAATTATACCAAACGGCCGAATGTGCAGGATAAACTGTATTTGAATATCTTCTTCCTCTTGTTGTATTTAAAATTCCTGGATTTAACATATAGTCAGTAAATTTAAAATTTTGTAATGAACTATTCTGAATTTCATTATTAAATCTACCAGTACAACCGTTACATGGGTCTCTCCAATTAGGAAATTCATCAGCTTGGTGATTATGACTTGACAAAAAACACTGTATGCCTGCGTATTTGAAAAATTGATTTTCAAATAATATTATTTTTTTTGTATCTGTTTTAATATCTAATATTTTTTCAGCAAATTTATTACTGTCAGATATTATAAAAAAGTTACAAAAGGGTGGATTTGGCATAATTTGATAATCAACCATATGTCCTATTGCTCGTTCACCGTTCATGTCGATACCAAAATATTGATGAGTATCGTGATTTTCAAAAATGACAAATATTATATCGCTTTGTGTGTCTAACGCACGTGTAAAATTACCAAACTCATCGTAAAGTCCTGAAATATGTCTATCATCATCAAATCCTACTCTGGAATGTTGTTCATCAGTCGGAAAACTATGTCTATCATCATGTCTGGAGGGTATTACATCAGACGGAAAACTATGTCTATCATCATCAAATCCTACTCTGGAGGGTTGTTCATCAGTCGGAGAACCACGTCTAACACACTTAATTATATCGGAATTAGGTATAATGATTACATTTTGAAAATCTTGAATAACTTTATCGGCAAAAGTTTTAAAATCAGTATAATTATCTATTATATCTTGATTATATTGTATTTCGCTAATAATGTTTTTAAATCTACGATCTTGTTCATAATATAATGTATTAAGACTATTAAATTGTTCTAATTCATGAATTTTTTTTAATTCAGTAGGATAACCTCCACTATCATTAGGTCCTACATATCTTGAACCAACAATAATCTCTCCGGCATCTTTTTCTGTATAATAAGTTGTTCTTGATAGTTCTGACCAAAAAGAAGTAGGAACTATACGTCTCCATTTGTTAGCAGTTGCTATACTTTCTAAATTTGCTATTTCGTCTACTATACGATGTTTAATATCTTCTAATATACTATCTTTTGTTTTTAGTATTTCGTTTAATGGTTCTATTATATGTTCAATTTTGCGAATATTTTCATCTAATACATCAAATAATTCATTTTTTTCAGCTTCTATATTTATATCTGGAGACAATTGTAATGTTTTTACAATAGATACTAATTTTTGATTATAACTTTCCATTTGATTACGTAATTCTAAAAATCCATGACCAAAATTAGAAGAAAAGTGCTTTTCAAAAAAATCCATATTTATATAACGTATATAAATATTATTTTTTATTTAATAGTATATTTTTACATTTAATTTTTTCTAATTATTTTCTTTTGTCTGCTCATTATTTTATTATTCAGTATGTTGCGACTTTTTTTTTTCCTACTTATGTTTTTTATATATATATGTTCACCGCCTTTTTGGTTGAATTTATATTGTTGTAGCACTCTCTCAATGATGTTACTAGTTAAGTCATATTGTGTCTTTCCATCTATCTTTGTCATATCTATAGTTAGATCTCTAGTCAAAATACCTATCTTGCTTAATAAATTAATATATAATTTGCTCGAGACTAGGTTTGTTAATACAACATTTAACAAATATTGTAAAAAAGTATTTGGTAAAGTGTCTACTGGTTGACTGTGGTCTCCTACATATTTCTCCCATTCCATTTGTAACTTATGTGGAATTGGTAATTTATTGTATAAAAAAATTCGGTGTAATAAAAATTTAATTTCAGGGATAAATAAATCAATTAATTTCATAGTTCTAAATCTATGATCAGGTGACTTTAACAAAAAAGTATCGATGTCATTATATAATTGTATCTCGTCAGCTGGACTATGTGTAAATAAACATTTAAAATTTTGTAGAGCACGTGACATGTGAAAACTATTATTTGATGTTAAATATTTTAATAAATGATCAAATAGTAAGAATTTAATATAATTTAAACTATTATTGTTTTTATATTCTTCATAATAATTTTTAAACTCGTCATTGAATATTTCATTATATTTTGTTTTTATGAATACATTTATTATTTCAACTAAGTCTCCAGTTGTTGGTCCGGGAAAATATTCTTCTAATGTATCTGTCATAACAGATGGTCCAGGTAAAACATATACTGCGGGTTTACTTATTATGTTTTCAAAGAGCAAAAAATTACATTTATCTGTTAAAAGTAATTGTTGAATAAATTTATCGTTTATCATTAAGTAATCTAATGGGGCGCTTTCTATCGGTCTATCTAACGGTATACAGTTTGTTTTTAAAATAGGTATTAGTTTACCTTTACAATCGCCATAATAATAATCTTCAAGTTCTAAATATACATCCATATATAAAATTTCACTTTCATTATAATTACTTTCGTAATACTCTTGATCGATAGTTAAAATTTCAGTTTTATCTAGTATTTCTACTTGAAATAGACAACTAGTTTTGTTTGTTAATATTAAAACATCTCTATAGTTATCTATAAGCTCTTGATAATATTGTGTCATTTCATTCATAAGTTGTATTATTTGATTAATAGTAACTATATCTAATTGCTTGAATTTCAATTTATCTTTTTGTTTTTTTTTTTGTGTAACTATTACGTCATGTGATGTCCCTATATTTTCAATTATACGCCTAGCAGTTGCTATACTAATTAATATTTGCTTTTCGATGTCACTATAATCATCCGATTTATATCCATACCCATACCCATGCGATAAAAACCGTTCATTTGATTTAGATGTATTAATATTGGAAAATATCATATTTGAAATTTCTATATCTCTCCCAAATAATTGGGAAACACAATGTTTATAATTATCAAATTTAGAATTAAATTCAGTTTGTAAGCGTATTTGTTCTATATTATAATTTGAAATTTGTAATTCTATTTGTTTAATTTCTGCTTCCTTATTGCTTTTTAGTGTATTATATTCTTTAGTTAATTCAGTAATTTTTGGCCATAATTCATCAAATTGAGGAGGTATTGGTATAGAAGTGTCAATATTTATAAACATTCTATAAAATATACGATTAATATCGTTTAATTTTGTAATTGCTGTATATTCCATCGACATTATTTATATATAATTGTAAAATATATTTTATATAAATAATGTATAGGTTAAATATTGAAAATGATTATGATTATAAAATAGCACAATAAATAGAATTGATAACACATCTTCAAAGTAATTTAACTAATAATATTAGGGTTTTGTTTTTCTGCTTTTTTTTCTTTTATGTACTGATTTCTTTTTATGTACTGATTTTCTTTTTTTTATCCATATAAATTTAATTAATTCTGATGTTTTCTACTTATTTTCTTTCCTCTGTTAGATATTTTATTATTTAATAATTTGCTACCTTTTTTTCTCTTACTTACATTTTTGTTATTTCCTAATTTACCGCCTTCTTGTGTTAATTTAAATTTTCTTAATACTCTATCAATGATGTCACTTATAAATTTATAGTTCATCCTTCCATCTGTCGTTGACATATCTTTAGTTAGAGATGTAGTCATTTCACTTAGTGTGCTTAGTAATGATTTTAATAGGTCTCTATCGACTAGATTTGATAATACAACATTTAATAAATATTGTAAAAAACTTTCGGGTTTAGTGTCTACAGGTTTATTATGTTCTCTTACATATTTTTCCCATTCACCTTGTAAACTATTAGGAATATAAATTCGGTGTAATAAAAATTTAATTTCTGGTAAAAAGAATTCAATTAGGGGTTTTTTAGGATATAATTGGTTTTCAATTTTTTGGTATAATATTTTTTCTTCATTCTCGTCTTTTGTAAATAGACATTTAAATTGTTGTAATATGATTTTTGTATTATAAATTTCGTTATTACTAATACTTAGGTTAAAATATAATAAAAAATATTCCCAGACACTATTATGAACTGGATAAACAGCAGTGCGTATCCAAATGCTGCCGGTTTGGGCTAAACGATTGAACATCTGCTCACTAAATTTATAATTTTGTAATTCACTATCGTGTATCCGTTCCCTATATATACCTCTACAAGCGTCACATGGTCCGGTCATCCAATTTGAAAATGTGTCTGGTTCATGATTATGATATGATATAAAACAATTTCTATTTACGTATTTGAAAAATTGATTTTCAAACAGTAATTTTTTTTTCGTATCGGTTTTAATCCTTAATATATCTTGAGCAAATAAACTTGGGTCGGTTATTATGAAATAGTTACAACTGGGTGGTTCGGACAAAAGTTCATAATCACTCATATTTCCTGATGCTTTGTTACCTTCAATGTCGATACCATAATATTGGTTAGTTTCAGGATTTTCAAAAATGACAAATATAATATCACTTTCGGTATCAGGGTTTTGTGAATAATACCAGTATTGTATACCCATAGGATCGTCGTTATCAGAAACTACAATTTTACGTTTAACACATTTAATTATATTTGAATTTAAAACAATGATAACATTTTGAACATCTTCGATAACTTCCATAGCATAATTTTTAAAATCACGATAATTATATATTATAGCTTTTTTAAATTGTATTTCTTGAAACTCGGGTACAGTATTGGCAATTTTTTGTAATCTTTCTATTTCTGCTTGGATATTACTTAATTTACTATCTAATAATTGAAATAAATCGCCTATTTCACTATCTATATTTATTGTTGGAGATAATTGTTTTGATTTTACAATAGATACTAATCTAGCATTAAAGTTTTCCATTTCATGTTTTAAGCTATCATCTCCGTATCTGAGATAACTCTCAGATTCGAAAATATCCATATTTATATATATTAAATAAATATTATTTTATTTAATAGTATAGTTTTACATGTTATTTTTTACTGCTTATTTTCTTTGCTCTATTAGATATTTTATTATTTAGTAATTTGCGACCCGTTTTTCTCTTGCTTATATTTTTTTTATATGTTCTTCTACCGCCTTCTTGTGTTAATTTAAATTTTCTTAATACTTTATCAATGATGTCACTTATAAATTTATAGTTCATTTTTCCATCTGTCGTTGACATATCTTTAGATAAACTTGTAGTCATTTCACTTAGTGTTCCTTTTAATGAACTAAATAAGTCTTTGGGCATTAGGTTTGATAATACAACATGCAATAAATATTGTAAAAAACTTTCTGGTGGAGTGTCTATAGGTTTATTATGTTCTCTTACATATTTTTCCCATTCACCTTGTAACCGATTAGGAATATACATTCGGTGTAATAAAAATTTAATTTCTGCTAAAAATAAATGTATTAATTTTATATTGTTAAATCTTATGTCCGGTGACCTTAATAAAACCCAGTCAATATCATTATATAATTGTATCTCTTCAACTGGGCTATGTGTAAATAAATATTTAAAATTTTGGAGAGCACGTGACCTTTTAAAACTATTATCTCGTGTTAAAAATGTAGTTAAATTATTAAATAGTAAGTTTTTAATATAGTATAAACTATTATATCTTGGATTAATTCTATTCCATGGTCTATAAGGTGTATATAATTCTTCTTCTCTTGTTGTGAACAAATGTTTAAACATTTCATCAAATATTTCACTGTATTTTGTTTTTAAGAATATATTAATTATATCATCGTTGTATATAGTCATTGGGTCAATAATGTCTTCAGGTACATCGGTTAGTTCATGTGATACATATAAATCTAATACTGCTGGTTTACTAATTATATTTTCAAAAAGTAAAAAATGTAATTTTTTATCGTTTAATAATAAATGTTGAATAAATTTATTATTAATTACTAAGTAATCTAATGGAGCAGTTTCTATACGTATATCTACCGGTTTACAGTTACTTTTTAAAGTATGTATTTTAGCACCATTACAATCACCATAATAATAACTATCATCCTCTAAATATACATCCATATACATAATTTCACTGTGATGTTTATGTCTACTTTCATCATATCCATTACTATGTCTAAACCATTGGGATTCTTCATATAAAATTCCAGTTTTATCTAATATTTCTACTTGAATTAGACAACTATCTTTATTTTTTAATATTAAAACATCTCTATAATTATCTATTAGTCTTTGATAATAATCTTTTAATTGATTAATCATTTCCATTATTTTATTAATACTAGCTATTTTACTACGATTTAATTCCAATTTTGCTCTATGTTCTCTAATATTATTATTTATTATTTTATGTCGATCAACTAAATGTTCAATTAAAATAGTATCATCTTTTTTGCTAAGAATTATCTGTTCTATTGTGTGATAATCATCCTCTGTAAAACGTTGATCTGGTTTTTTTTTTATATATGTAATACGATAATCATAAATTGTTATTATGTCTGAAATATCTCTACCAAATAGTTGAGAAACACTACTTTTATATTCGTGAAATTTAGACTTAAATTCAGTTGCTACATTTGCTCGTTCTAAAATGTAATTTGAAATTAGTAATTCTATTACGGGTATTTCTTCTTCATTAGTTAGTTTTAGTGCTCCATATTCTATATTTAACTTATCAAATTCTGTCCATAATTTGGCAAATTGATCAGCTATTGGTAAAGAATTATCAATATGTATAAACATTTGATAAAATATACGATTGATGTCATTTATTTGATGAATAAATGTATTGTTCATATAGATTAATTATATAATTATAATATATTTTTAAAGTCACACTATTTAATTCATACTTTTATTATTTAAAATAGGATAGATAATAAACTTATGGTATGTTTGTGAAAATATGGACAAGATTAAATATCTAATATTATCTAAAAAAATTTGATGGATTTTATGTAATAAACCCATGATTAAGTAGTGACAAAGACAACAAGCAATCGAACGATGACCACCCAAGAAAGAAGAAACCAAATCGCCTGGCAGCAATTCAGCCAACGCTTGGCAAACGCCGATCAGCAACCGGGGCATCATGAACATGCTGACGGCTACAAGGAGACATTCGACATTCAAGAGCCATCCGTGAGACGCAGTCATTCAACTGGAAAGCGGCTCCAGACACTGAGACAAAACACATGGAAAATTGTGAGAACCCTACAAATTGAGACACCGACACAAACCATTGAACCAGCGCCTGAACGTGTGATGAAGGCAAAGACACGAGGAAC